ATAGATAAATAGTAAAATTAATTTTTTATACATTAAATATAATTACTTAATAAATATTTATATAAAAATAAGATTTTTAATTGGAATATGCTAAACCTCCCATACCAGATAATATTCTTAATACATTATAATTGACGGCATATACATTTATCATCATATTAGCACTGCCACTTCCTTCAACATATAAATGAGCACTATCTATGCGAGACATATTAAGAGTACCTGATGGTTGATGTTCTTCGGGTTTTAATGCAAATGAATATACATTTATGTTTTTACCATCAGGAATATTAGTATGATGTTGATATGGTTGTACAAGAGAGAAATAATCTCCGTGTCTTTCGGCAATACGGTCATTACCATTTAATTGTATTTTACCTTTTTTAGTTTCGGTATAAGTCCAGGGATCAGTATCTACAAAAGTTGTCCAAACTAATTCTTTAACAGGATGGTTAAAGTTCATTCTAACTGATTTAAAACCAGATGATAGACTTTCTGAACCGGTGAATTGTAATTGTTCAATTAAATATTCGTGTGATAATTGTGCAAATCTTCTTCTTTCATCAGTATCTAAATAGACATAATCAACCCATAATTCTGCATTAGAAAGTGTCAAACCAGTTGTTCCTCCTGACGTAAGTAAATCACTTGCTGTTGCAAATTCTATATTTACTTTAACTTCGTGATATTGTAATGCAATTAATGGTAATGCTAAACCTACATTTCTGCAAAACCAAAATTCTAATGGCACACATACATCTTTAGTATTACCATTATTTATTACAGATGCACCAACCATTATATCATAACCATTTCTTTTGCCTTTGGGTAATGATAATTCATTCCATATATACATCCATTCACCATATTGTTTGTCAATGCGCTGTCCGCCAATTTCTAATTCAACATTTTTTAATAATCTTAATCCATAATAATCTTTTGTATCACCACCACTAGTGTTGTTCAAACTTCCTTTAAAATACATTCTATTTATTAAATCACCATTGCGTGTTACTAAAACACTTACACGGGAACCAAGAGACGCATTACCATTAAAAGTTTGTTGTATAGATTCTAACGCAAAGTTAGTATGTCTGCGATAAACTACTTTAAAAAAAGTAATTTGTGGATTTCCTGTTAAATAAACATCTTGAGCACCATATGCAACTAATTGTAATAGACCTCCTCCCATTATTAATTAATCCTTCTATATTATAATAAAAGATAATAAAAATAAATTTAATTAGAATACGCTATACCGCCCATACCCGACAATATTCTTAATACATTATAGTTAACGGCATATACTGAAATATCACCATCAATATCAGAAGTAACATTTAATACGGCAGTATCTATTCTTGACATATTAAGAGTGCCAGATGGTTGATGTTCTTCTGGTTTTAATGCGAATGAATATACATTTATACCTCTACCAGTTGGTATATTTTCGTGATGTTGATATGGTTGTATCATATCAAAATATTTACCTTCCCTTTCGGCAAAACGGTCGTTGCCATTTAATACAAGTTTTGCAGATCTTACAGGATTTTCTACGCCATTATTATATACATACGGATTATTACCAATTGTCCAAACTAATTCTTTAACAGGATGATTGAAATTTAATTTTACTTTATTGGTACCAATAGTAACACCTTCAGAACCAGTGAATTGTAATTGTTCAATTAAATATTCGTGAGATGATTGAGCAAATTTTCTGCGTTCATCAGTATCTAAATATATGTAATCTACCCATAAAGAAGCACCATCTAAAGTAGCTGGCGATGCGGGCGCCCCAAGTTCAATATTTACTTTAACTTCATGATATTGTAATGCAATTAAAGGTAACGCTAAACCTACATTGCGACAAAACCAAAATTCTAATGGTATATGAAATTTACCTGATGCAGCACTACTACCTCCAGCAACCATTCTTTTATAACCTTCTTGTTTTCCAACTGGTAAAGATAATTCATTCCATATATACATCCATTCGCCATATTGTTTATCTATTTTTTGACCACCAATTTCTAATTCAACTGATTTTATTAATTTTAATCCATCCCAATTTTTGGCGTTAGTCATATCGGCAACTAAATACATTCTATTAATTAAATCGCCGTTTCTAGATATAGTAGAAGTTACTCTTGAACCAGCGGCAACTGTGCCATTAAAAGTTTGTTGTATAGATTCTAATGCAAAATTAGTATGTCTGCGATAAACTACTTTGAAAAAGGTAATTTGAGGATTACCTGTTAAATAAACATCTTGAGCACCATAGGCAACTAATTGAAGAAGACCGCCACCCATTATTATTACTTTCTTTATATTAATAACATTAGAAAAAAAATTTAATTAGAATAAGCTAAACCCCCCATTCCGGATAATATTCTTAATACATTGTAATTAACAGCAAAAACTGAAATAGTATCATTATTCTGAATAATGTTATATTTATGTGTTAATATAGCACTATCGATACGTGACATATTAAGTGTTCCGGAAGGTTGATGTTCTTCAGGTTTTAATGCGAATGAATAAACAAATATATTATTTTTTTCAGGAATATTAGTATGATGTTGATATGGTTGAACGTGAGAAAAATATTTTCCATCCCTTGGCGTAAATCTATCATTACCATTTAATTTTAAATTTGCAATATTTAAATTATTTTGATAATTAGGCCATTCAGTAGTAGTTATATCATTAATTTTTTTATTAACCCATACTATTTCTTTAACTGGATGATTAAAATTTAATTGTGTTTGCATTGATTTTGAACTAATTATTTCTTCGCCTGTAAATTGTAATTGTTCTATTAAATATTCATGCGATGATTGAGCAAATTTTCTACGTTCATCAGTATCTAAATATATATAATCTAACCATATATTTATTTTTGGAAAAGATATATTATTTACATCTGTAACATATACAATATTATCTTCGTCAAATGTTACTATAGGATCACTACCCGGTTCATCTTTACCTTTAATTTTATGTATTCTGGCTTTTAATATAATTTCTTCTAATGAACAAAATGTTATATTTAATTTTACTTCATGATATTGTAATGCAATTAATGGTAATGCTAAACCAACATTGCGACAAAACCAAAATTCTAATGGAATAATTAATTTATTACTTTCTTTGTTTTCTTTTGATGTTAATAAAACGCCATCCGAACCTACCATTTTTTTATAACCTACTTTTTTTCCAATAGGTAATGATAATTCATTCCATATATACATCCATTCACTATAATGTTTATCTATTTGTTGTCCGCCAATTTCAATAGAAACATTTTTAAGTAAAATTAAACCAACATAATTTTTATAATTTTGATAACTTTGCTCTAATTCAGCGTTTTCGCTAATTATTTCACCATTCTCTTTTATTTTATTAGTTAATGTTTCTAGTTCAATTTCAATATATGCACGATTAATTAAATCACCGTTTCTTGATACAGTACATACAATTTTATTATTAAATCCTGGTGTGCCATTAAAAGTTTGTTGTATGGATTCTAATGCAAAATTTGTGTGTCTACGATAAACTACTTTAAAAAATGTAATTTGAGGATTACCTGTTAGATAAACATCTTGAGCTCCATATGCTACTAATTGCAATAACCCCCCACCCATTATTCTTACCTATTATTATATAAGTAAAATAAAAAAATTTAATTAGAATATGCTAAACCACCCATGCCAGATAATATTCTTAATACATTGTAATTTACTGCAAAAATAGATACAGTATCACCTGCTGCTGGTGTATTATCATATTTTTGTGCTAATATAGCACTATCTATGCGAGACATATTAAGAGTACCCGATGGTTGATGTTCTTCAGGTTTTATAGCGAATGAATATACTTTTATGTTAGTATCAGGAATATTAGTATGATGTTGATATGGTTGAACATGAGAGAAATATTTTCCATCTCTTCTAGCAAATCTATCATTGCCATTTAATTTTAACAAAGCGGATTCTAAATTATCACCATATGAAATATCTCGAGAAACAGTAGCAGATTTTTCAACCCAAACAAGTTCTTTAACAGGGTGATTGAAATTTAATCTGGTTTGTGTAGATGATGAAATGCTTTCTTCGCCAGTAAATTGTAATTGTTCAATTAAATATTCGTGTGATAATTGAGCGAATTTTCTTCTTTCATCAGTATCTAAATAGATATAATCAACCCAAATATTAACATTTGGGAATGCAATAGAAGTTGAACCTTTAACCAATCCTGAACCTGTAGCTATCGAACCATCAGCAAGTCCTGAAGTAAAATTAACGGTAACATCACTCAAACTAGCAAATTCAATTTTAAATTTTACTTCGTGATATTGAAGTGCTATTAATGGTAATGCTAAACCTACATTTCTGCAAAACCAAAATTCTAATGGTACGAATAATTTATTATTATCTGTTTTTGATAATTTTAAACCATCTTCGCCAACCATTTTATTATAACCATCTCTTTTGCCATCGGGTAAAGATAACTCATTCCAAATATACATCCAATCTGAATACTGTTTATCAATTTGTTGTCCTCCTATTTCAACAACAACATTTTTAAGTAATTGTAAACCTACATAATTTTTATATAAAACAATATCTTTATCATTAGCTAAACCTGTTGCGTGATCTGCAGCTGGGTTTTGATGATCATCGGGAACAATTTTAGGTAAATTCATTTCAACATATACACGATTAATTAAATCACCGTTTCTTGATACAGTACAAGTAATAGTATTATCAAAACCGGCAGTTCCATTAAAAGTTTGTTGTATAGATTCTAATGCAAAGTTAGTATGTCTGCGATATACTACTTTAAAAAAGGTAATTTGGGGATTACCAGTTAAATAAACATCTTGAGCACCATAGGCAACTAATTGAAGAAGACCGCCACCCATTATTATTAATTCTCTTTATACTATAATATAAGAAAAAAATTTATATTACTTAAGAATGACAAAAGTAAATTATTTATATTAAAATGTTTAAAGAAAAAACATCTAAAAAAAGACTTAATAATAATGAAAAAACTAAAGATAATTGTACTTTAGATACAATGCATCATAATATTATAGAATTATT